GTTCTTCACGTATGCCCGGAGGACGCAGACCGTATTGTCGATCCTGCGCAGCTGCGCCGGGATGCCCAGCGCTTGGAGCGCGGCCAGCTGCTTCTTCGGGAGCTTGTAATGCGTGATCGCGTAGATCTCGTCGCTCGATAGCGTCAGCTCTTCCATCCTACTTTCCTATTCCGTTCGTGTATCCAAACTGCGCCGACGCTCGCGCTCAAAGTGCTTGAAGGCCGCGTCGATTAATATCGCCTTCGAGCTCAATACATTCATACGGTCCTTGCGCAAGTGCGAGATCTGGCACAGTTACAGTAAAATTGTTGCTGGATTGCAAACCCCCTGTTGACAGTGTAGAGTTCACTGACTAACGGATCAGGGGATGCGAATGAAAACGACTGCCGCAGTGAATGCCACTGTTTTTGATCTTCATACAGCTGAACGAGCTATTGAGGCCGAGGACTGGATCAGTGCAAACCTGGGAGACACCTCCGGTTTCCGGGACGCTTTTCCAGATGCGATACCGCTGACGCGGATTCTGAAATCGGGTGGAGAAATCATCCGTTACGCCATTGACCCCAGCGCGTCCTGGCATGGCGAAACCTGGATTCCATCCGTCCGGGTGATCTTTGCGCGACCTGATGGCTCCAGTGGATCTGATCTCAAGGACGCCCCATTTATGGGATCCTTCACATTCGCCGAGGATGCTATGGAACGAGCAAAGAGCGTACAGGTAACGTCGGTTGACCAGCATGGCACCGTCGTCATCGCGGCGCCCGATGTGGCGGATGGTATCGACACTCCGCATTAGCCACCCAGCCTGTGCTGGCGAATCCCCGTGATCCCAGTCGGGAGTGTCTGGGGCTCGTTTGAGGTGAGAAAGCCGCTGTCGACGCCATCAGTCGCCTTGATAAAGTCGACCTCGACCTTTGCCGTGTTTACCATCACCTGAGACAGATCACCGATCACTTTCGCCTTGTCCGTGTCGATGGTTCCGTTCTTGACTCCCTGAATGGTGTCAAACAACAGCTCACGCAGGTCCTGGATTGTGCGATTCCGTGCCATCTTGTTTTCTCCTCTTGTTGATTTGTCGGGTGAGCACTGAGCGCAGCTGCACCACTTCGTTGAGTTCGGGCGGCAGGTTGTGCCGAGTGTTTCGCTTCATGTTATCGGCCAGACTGATGCACTCGACGCGGTCGACAGTGATCTCTTCGAGCACGGCGCTGCGCATGCCCGGCTTGAACACGACGATGTGCTTTGCCGGTACCGGCCCGTTCGCGCGGACCCACACCAGCTCGTGCACGGCGCGCCAGCGCTTGCTGTTGTTGCCAGGGTCGTTGCTCACCTTCTGCAACAGCACGCCGCTCTTGTCGAACTTTGTGCTTCCGATCGGAAGCGTGTTTGGTGGCGACTGGCCAGCCTTGAACTGCGTCGCGCGGCACGCCGCCTGAACGCCGGCGACACCCTTGACTCCCTTGTTCCAGCTGGTGTGCCCCTTCTCGAAGCGATACGCGTGGCCGCCGGCACCTGGCCGCAGCAGCGCGCACGCCGCGGCTGACGCCAAGTACTTCGCCGACTTCTTCAGGCCCAGGCTGTTCGCCTTCGCCCAAACCTGCGACGTACGCAATCCCATCAGGAACGCCAGATCATCCGTGCTGTAGTCGGCATACAGGTCACGCAGCATATCGAGACGCTCCTCTGTCCAGTCGGCTTTCGGTAAGTTCTTCCCCTTTGATGCCGTCATATCCGTGCCCCCGGTACCCGAATCTCCTCGAGCGACTTTCCGCTTTCGATCCACTCAGTGACCCAGCGCGGGGGCTTACCCCGGCCAGTCCAGGCCATGCCCAGCTGGCCAGGATGGCGATAGGCGATTTCCGGCCGACCGCCAGTCTTCACCGATGACAGGTTGACCGGCGGCTCCACTAATTTCGCCGGCACATCGAACAGCCCCATCTGCTGGCTCATCGCAGCACCTGGTCGATGCGCTTTGGCGCTGGCGGCGCCGGCATGTGCATCCAGTGCGTTACACGCTCTCTGGTGATCGGCATCGCGTCGACGTAGCGCCAAGTGTCGCCATCGAGGTAGCCTGGCCACACGTCGTCATCGTTCAGCGCGAGCAGCACCAAGGTGTCAGCGTCTGGCAGCGCGATCGCTGCATCAATCCAGGCCGCCATGGTCAAGCAGCCTCTTCCAGCAGGGACTTTTGATCCTTGTCGACCGCCAGCGAATCTCCCTCGTCGAGCAGCTTCGAACGCTCCTCGATAACGATCGTGACGAAGCCACCCTCGGCGTCAGCCAAGCTGTGCGCCCAATCCCCCTTCGCCAGCGTCAGCACGCACTTCACACCGTCCTTGAACACGACCTGGTCGACTGCTGCGGGGAACGTCATGCGCGCGTTGCTGGCGATGATGTCGACCGCGTCGCGCACAGCGGCGCGGCAGTCCTGCTGCACTGTGGCCAGCACGCGCTTTTGCTCCCCCTCCTTGAGGTCGATCCACGGCTTCGAGAGCGTCTTCATGTGCTTCGTGGCCGCTTTGATCATCGCGCCGAGCAGGAACTCCTGCGCATAGGCCTTGCCGTCCAATACACCGTGCACGCCTGGACGGGCGAACACCGCGAACGGGCCGTCATCGTGCTCGGCCACGGCCACCAAGCGCCAGTTGTCACCTGGTGGCACCGACGGCACCCAGGCGCTCACATCGTCGTTGCCACCCACCCACGCGGCGCCGATCTCCTTGGCGTTCGTATCGTCGATCAGCCGCAGCACAGCGACTTCGCTGCCGTTGATCACGGCGCCGGCCGCCAGGTCTTCGTCAGGCAAAGTGAAGTCGGCGAACGCCGGCAGCGTGCCGTAACCGTTTTTGTTGCGCTTCAAAGCGCCGTTTTCGTTTGCTGCAGCAGCTTTCTTGGTGGTGCTCATGGTCACTTCTCCTGGGTAATTTGATTTTTTGGGTCCTGCAGGTATTTCTGGTAGCGCCGGCGGATCCGCTCATTCCAGCGTGCTCGGGCGGCCGCGTCGCGATCGAGCTCAGCGCGCGAGCCGACCTCGCACACTTCCTTCACGCGCTGCGCTGCGGCCTGTTCGCCGTCGACGCCGAGGAAGCGCTGGAAGTCCTGCTCACGGCAGCGCTGGACAGTCCACAAGCACGCGCGCAGGCCGGCCATGATCAGTCGATCTTCTTGAACGGGAATTGCTCAGCGAACGGTTTGATGTGCTTGTAGAAATGCGACCCGATCGACTCAGCACTCTCGAACTGCTTGAACTGCTCCGCGCCGACGTTCTGGTAGTAGTACGTATTGCCTGTCCCGGCACCGCGCTTGAACTGAATGGCCAAGGTGTTGTTGGCGGCGTCGTGGCCAATCGCTGCCAGCTGCGACGATTTGATCGGAGTCATGGTGATGCTGATTTCGGTGGTGGACATGCTTTTCTCCTGTGGTGGTGGGGGTGGTGCTCGTTACGCTGCAGCGCGGACGCTGCGCACGTTGGTGATATGGCCGATCAGCGCGGTGCAGATGGCCGGGAAATCAGATTCGTGGTACAGCACTGCGGCGCGATCGCGGCCGGCTGCGGCGAAACCCAGCGAAGCGAGGAAGTCGGCAGTGAGCGAGAAGCCAAGGCGCTCGGCGATCTGGCCCAGGCGCAGGCCTGGCGGCGTGGTGCTGGCGATAGTGGGGCGCACGGTAGCGATCGGCGTCATGCTTGCCGGTGCCGGCTGTACTTCCTTGAAGTCGACGTCGTCCGTCGGCGTCTCGATCACTGGTGTGGCTGTAGCAGCAGAGGCTGCGGCACGCGCTGCAGCTTCTTCCTGGGCCTGGGCCTCGGCGCGCTGGCGCGCTTCTTCCTGCTGCTGGCGCGCGCGTTCCGCTTTCTCGGCTTCGGCGCGCTGGTGGCTTTCGATCCTGTTGTTCACGGCCAAGCGGAAATCGTCGTCCTGCTTTTGAATCACGTTCTGCAGGTCGGCAAACAGAAACTCATGGCCGGCCGCATGCTCGCGGTACCAGGCCAGACGGCCGCGCACGCCGGCGGCGATCGCATCGACTGCAATCTTGGCATTGGCCAGCTCGGTGTCGACCGCATCCTGCAGCGTGGCCAGGGTGCGCTTGTTCTTCATGACGCCGGCGAAGTCACGGGTTTGGAACACCAGGCGCAGCGGCACGATTTCCTGCTCGAGCGCGGCGACGTGTTCTTGGAATGCAAGCTTCACCTGGGCGAGTATCCCGGCCTTGATCAGTTCCTTCTTGTCTTTCACGGTGCGGGTCAGCACCAAGCGCTTGGCGCGCAGCTGCTCGCTGATGTGGTCGATTGTGCGCATCAGATCAGCGATGTCGGCGGTCTGCTCGAGCGCGGCGCGTTTCGCCTGTTCGAGATCGCCCTCGGCCTGCTCGCAAAACTTAACCGTCGCCTCAGCGTCAGCGAAGTCCTGGTCGGTGAGCAGATCGGTCTTGATGCTGGCGATGAAGCGTTCGGCCTTCGCCTTGAACGTCGGCAGGTTGCTGCGCGCCACCTTGCCTTCGATGTGGATGCTCAGCGCCGGCAGCTGCATGATCGGCTCGGCTTCCGGCTTCGTGGCGTACTCGGCCGGGACGTAGCTGGCCAAGTCGCCGGCAAACTGCGCCCAACCGGCACGGATGCGCGCCTGCCAGGCTGGATCCGGCAGCACTTCCATCGACACGAAGCGTTCGGGAGTGCCATCTGAGCAGACGAACACCACCTTGCCGGCGCCAGTCACCATCATGATTTGCTGGCACTGCGGCATATATTCGTCGGGCAGAATGTAGTCCGACACCGCACCTGCCAGCGCCTCGTTCCACTGTTTGTGCTCGAAAGCTACATCGCCGGCCATCGTCAGGCCGTCGCAGGATGCCGACAGTAGACCTTCGGAGCAAGTGACCGGATACAGGTCGTCATCGATCAGATTCTCGACCAGTGGGCGTGCCGCCGCTTCGACCAGGTGGCCATGGTCAAGGATGTTCTCCTGCACCCAGTCAGAGAATTCTTGTGGCGTGCCGGTGTGCTTCATGTGCAGCAGCTCGGTGCGCTTCACGCGCGACGAGATTCCCAGCATGGCGGCCGCCTCACTAGCGCCAAAGTGCTCGAGGCGGAACAGGCCCCAGTCGACACTGCCCTGGACGAGGTCATGAATTTGCATAATCTTGTTCTCCGTGTGGTGATGGTGTGGGTTCCCGCGTCCGCGGGAATGCCGGGGATCAGTCGTTTTCGTGAGTCCAGCTGTCGATCGTCAGGCGCTGGTCTTCGGTGAGGATCTGGCGGGTTTGGATCATGGCCACCAGCTGCGCCACGGTCTTTTTGCCGCTGAAGATCTCATCGCGCCAGGCTGCTTTGTTCTTGTCGAATTTCTCGGGGCTGCACATCGGCAGGTCGCCTCCGCGCTGCTCGCTTGCACCGGCCTGGCTGGTGGTGCTGGCGCCGCGCACCTCACCGGTGTCTTTGTCCACGACCTCTGGCTGGTCGTCGTCACGCTCGTCGACCACCACCATGTCGCTGTCGATCGTGAAGTTCTTGTTCGAGTCCACTGCGGTGGCCACGTCCACGGCGCGCTGAACCTCGATCGACTTCGGCATGTACTTGAGCACCTGCAGCAGCACTACCTTGCGGGCGTACATTTCCATGTTCTGGCCGTTTTTCTCCAGGGCGTAGTGGCGCGCGCCGACCTTGTTGAACTTGTTCAGGTGCTTGACGACCTTGTCCATCGACCAGACTTCGAGCACCGGGTACTGGCTGCCATTGACGCGGCCGACCGCATAGACGTGTGAAATGTCTTTCCAGCTATCGCCGCCAGCGCCCGGGCGGTGACGGATGAACGGGGCATCACCCAGCGCCCAATCGAACTCGTCGCCGGTGTAAACGGCCCCTGTCCAGACCGTAGCGCGGCCGGCGCGCGACACCAGGTCGACCAAGCCTTGCCAGCCCGGGACGAAAGTCGCCTTGCCGCCGTATGGCACCAGGTAGCCCTGGCCACCGACGCCGATCTCCAGGCCCAGCTGCGAGGCGACGACAACCGAACCGAAGATGCTGTGCAGGTCGCACTTTTGAAGGGCCGCGTTTTGGCTAAATGCGGTCATAGTCAGGCGCACCATGCGATCGGGGCTGATGTGCTTCGGCAGCGCGTTGGCGATCTGACCTTTGTACTTGTCCAGGAAGGTGCTCAGGCTCTTGGCCGGGCTGGCGACTATTTGATTCATTGGGTGATTCCTTTCGGGCTAGAAGCCGTTGAAATAGGTGCGCACTGCGCGGGTAATTGCCTTGCGCGGGCCGAAGCCGGCGCGCAGGGACAGGCGGTACTGGTCTTTGAAGTGGCGGATCATCACCAGCTCGCGATCTGGTTGCGGCTGCGCATCAAGCGCACCTGGCGCAGCGCCTCGTTGTGTTCTTTCTGCTCGAACTGCGCGCGCAGCGATGCGAGGTAGGCGACGTCGTCGCGGGATTTGGCCAGCTGCAACGCATTCCAATGCAGTGCGACTGGCTTCGCCGCCTTGCGCACCAAGCGGCGCGCGATGCGGTACGGGCCGGTGGTGATGCGGGGTAAGGTGATGTTCATCCTGCTCTCCTCGTTTGCGCCGGCGCGGCCGGCTTCGTTGTCTGTGCCGGTTACGTCTCCGGCGCCGCTGGTGCGGCCGTGCATGGTTTTGCCTTTACGCGGAACTGCTCTGCTCCATGCTTCCCCGCGCCGTGCTCTGTGCTGCTGCGGTCTTGCCGTGCTGGTAGATCAGCCAGGCGTCGATCGGGTCGACGTCGGGAGTGACGCATTGCGCCCAGATCACCGCATCAGTACGCTCTTGCGCCGCGCTGCAGTGGGGGCAGTCCAGATATCCCCACAGCTGCATCGTCAGGCTCCCGGTGTCGTTGCAGTGAGCGCAGGTCATGCCGCGATGCTGTCGAGGTAGCGTTCGATACGGTCGACGGTCGACACCTCGCGGTTCTCGCGCTCGGTGACGGCCAGCTCGAGCTGGGCCATTGCCTCGGCTTCGGCCCAGATCAGGTCAGTGATGACGCCCTGCAGGCTGTTGGTGCCGGCAAGCGATTCGAGGATCAGGGCGGACAACGCCTGGTTGTCAGTGATGTATTCGGACAGGCAGTCGCGGATCAGCTTCGATGCCTGCGGCTGTTCGGCGCGCACGGCGGCCAGCAGGCCGGCCGACTTCTGACGGGTCAGGTCGATCAGCGTTTTGTTGCGCAGTTCTTCGGGTGAGGCGGTGCGGGACATGTCTTCCTCCAGTCGGCGGCTCGGCGGGCGCTAAGCTCGGTTGCGATGGAAGTACTTTAGCCTAAGGCTAACTAGCAAGCAAGAATAATTTTTAGCCTTAGGCTAAATTGTTTGGTACTCTGTCGCTGCGCCGGAATGGTCCGGGCGAAAAAATACCCGCGCTGGGCGGGTGATGAGGGGTGGGATATGGACCGTCTTACTGTATGCGGGGGAGCCGTAATATATTTCCCCATGCAGCTGGCCGCGAAGGCGATGTGCAGCGCCGATGGCTGTTTAGACCTGTACTTGGAGCTTCACAGCGACGAGTCGGAAATTTGGATGCGGATGGGTGCTACTGAAGCGATTGGCTATGTTCGACTTACCCGGCTTGCTGAGCTGCGAGCTGGATTAGCCACGTATAAAGTCGTGGAGCTTCGGCTAGCATCTGATCCGCCCCATTCTCAAGCAACTTTTCGGTCGCTGTTTGGAGCGCTCGCGCCGGGAGGTTACGAATTGCTTGTAGAAGGGAAGAGCGTTGTTCCGCCGGCAGGTCGGCGCGGCTAACGCGGTCTACGAGAAGCTGACGAATCGACTCCTCATGCAGCTTTACCGTTACCACGCCAAGAATGGCTGACAGACCGCCATCGTCAGCCAAGAAATCAATCCCAGCCGCAGTGATGATTGCCATGCCGACTATCCGCTCGCCACTCATGAAATCGGTCACAGGGCCATTTACGAGA